AAGCGAGTTCTCGTTAGCCAATCGTTGTTACCCCACAATTATGGAGATAAAAGTATGGGAGAAATATGGGGAATGAATAAAACATTATTTGGAATTTATTTTATATTAGGAATTATATGGGCATGGGGATTGATTGCGGTGTTCCATGCTGTGACAGATTCACAGCGAAGTATAGCACAATCAATCGACTTACCTGAAATAGTTGACACAGTATCAACGATACCTGTTGATGTTTATGAGTTAGAAAGAGAAAACTGATATGGACAAAACTGCTAATCCAAATATTGTCAAGGTAGGTTTTTTAATTTCGCAGGAAACCTACGAAGAGATGAAACGAATATGCGAACTAAAAAATATGCAAGAGAATAACTTTGTTGAATTAGCAATAGATGATTTATGTTTCTTGCACAGAAAGATGGAGGCTTAAAATGAGTGGAGTAAAAAATTGGTTGATGGAAATGCAAGAGTATTCACAATACATTTTAGAGGTGCGTGATGTACCGACTGCAAGAAAAATGTTTGTTGATAAGTATGGGCAATCGCAACTGCATGTCTTTGAAGATGAAGTAGAAAGGGCTTACGATTATGAAAACACATACGCATACTAAAAAAGATTTCTTGCCTGCTTACTTTCGTGATGCTAGATGCATTAGATATATCTCGCCTCTCTATGATTACGAAGATGATTGGGAAGATGACGAGGGATATGTTCATGAGGGCGACAGAGTTTGTATCAATGAAGATGAATGTACAAACCACACTGCTCTAGCTCGTAAAGTACATGAAGAAAATAAACCATTGTATTTTTTCAGACGAACTTTGCCACATGCTAAGTGGAGTCATCAGCATTTATCATCTCTAGTTAAAAGATGTAATCTACCTTTAAAGGTTGCACGATTTAATCGTCGAGTTTTGATTATACCTAGCGATCAACATTTAGAAATTACTGAAAGTCTTTTGAATAAAAAGATTAATAAAAAGATTGACAGTAGAAAAGAAAGAAAGTATAATACAGATATGGAGATTAATTTTGACCAATAAAATCAAAGAGTTAGATAAAGTAAAGGTTGGCTTTGCCGATATTAAAATAGATAGAGTTAATGCTTCTTTTACTAAGAACAATGCCGATTGTTGGGGGCAGTATCTGTCTCGTGAAAACAGAATTGAAATACAAAAAGAAGTTGACGGAATTGACTATGCGAATACATTACTACATGAGATAATGCATGCCATAGTTTATCTGTCTTCGTTAAATGCTGACGGAGGTGCATTGAAAGAAGATGACAACGAGGAACAAGTCACCAACACTTTGACGAATTGGTTGATGGGAGTGTTCCGTGATAATCCAAAACTACTTGACATAATTAAAAGAGAGGTGACGAAACTATGACAAACGGAGATCCTAATTTATTTGTTATTGCTATCATCATGGGAGTGACCATGTCAGCTTTGTTGTGTGTTGATCCTGTGGCTAGGGTAATAGGACTATGAGAGAATTTTTACTTCCAGAATCAAGTGGCATGCATGCATGGTATATTGCTGATAGCTTGTGTGATGAGATCATACACTATTTTGAAAAGTCAGAGATAAAAGAACGAGGGGTATGTGGTAAGATAGAATATAAACCTGATGTAAAAGATTCCACAGATGTCCCATTAAATCCTAACAGATTTTTATACGAAAGATATACTGAAGAATTAAATCGTGGCTTGGGTGAGTACATGAATAAATTTAATTTATTACATACCGTTGGTAAGTTTGATGATAGCAGAGAAAATACTTTAATACAAAAGTATTATCCTAATCAAGGCTTTCATAAAATGCATTGTGAGCAAAGTCACATACACCCTTGGCGATTAATTGTTTTCATGACATACTTAAATAATGTACCTAGAGGCGGCACTAGATTCCGTCATCAGGGTATAGACTTGCCTTGTGAAAAAGGTTTGACAGTGCTTTGGCCTGCTGGATATACACATGCTCATGCAGGTATAACCAATTCAAATGGTTCAGCAGGTGTTACGGAAACAAAATACATTGTAACAGGCTGGCTATCATATGTCGAATAATATAGATTTATTTGTATATGGTACACTTAAAAAAGATTTAAGACTGCACGGCTTAGTCGAGGATCATAAGTTTTTGGGAGAGTTTACGACTGCCCCCAAGTATGATATCCTTGACTATGCTAACGGAATATTTCCTATTGTCTTTAGAAAAGATAATGGATTTAAAATAAAGGGAGAACTATACTCAGTACACCCTGCTCAATACGAATACATTTACTTGATGGAAAGGGGGGCAGGATATGTACCAGAACCAGTGTTGCTCGAACCTCATGACTTAAAAGCTACTATGTTTATTCATACAGGCGAGCCTAATGATGAATGGTTATCAGATGAATATGTAAGCATTAAAGATAACATTAAAGAATGGAGAAACTAATGCTTGACATGATAGCACAAAGTATGATATGGACTTCTACGTATGGCATATTCATACTATTAACGATCGGAGCAATCGCAACTATTCCTCACCCTGTATCCATTGGGTGGCTTTGTTGGACTGCTTTGTTTACATTTCACTTAATAAGGAGAAACTAACCATGAAAAAATATAAGAAAAACTATTCAGATAAAGAGATCTTATTAGATCAAGCTTTGGACGAATTAGAATTGACAGGCACACTAGATGATATATATCATGATGTATCTGGCAATAATACATTAGATGATTTAGATGATTATGAATATCAACAGGAGCAAGCATATGGCATACAATCCAAGAACCTACAATTTATACCGACAGACAGATATATCAAACGCACTAGAAAAGGCTGAGAGATATCTAGCAGAGAACGAATCTTCGGTTGTCATAAAAAGTGACAAGCCTTTTAGTTTGGCCATGCGGTTTGGTAGATACATAAAAGCATTCAAAGAACAGATGAAGAATGTGGAAGATGTAGACGAACGCAAGTATGATACACTTATGATAACCCATGATGATGACCAAGTAAAAATTACACATGCATTAGAAGTTGACCAATTAGAATTGTTTGACGAAGCAACTGGAGGTAAAATTGAATGAACACAAAAACAGAATACTACTTGACGAGCGATCGTAATCGTAATATAATCGTAACTACAACTAATTTAGATGAGCTACGTGTGGTTAGAGATAAATTAAATAGGCTAGACAAAGATTACTTAAAGAAATCTAAAAGGTCTTTACATGCTGTAAACTTTAAAATTGAAAGGACAAGTGATGACAAAGAAAACTAAAAAGCGAAGTAATATGGCCATGTATGTAGATGAGGTAGACCAATGTATAAAAGCATTTGATGTTCCTGTCAGGGAAATGTGTGAAAAGTTTCCGCCGAACGTGGTCATGGCTTCCATGCTAGAGGTATCACTACGAATGTTTTTACTAGCGACAGGATCAGCAGGTGTATTAAAGATATTCTCTGGTTGCGTTAGTAATGTATCCACCATGGGTCCGTTGGTAGATGCCATGTTAGCCGCTGGACAAACAACAGATCCTTTAAACTTTAAAGAATTTGCTAACTTAAATATAGTCCCAGAAGATGAGACATTACATTAGGAGATAACATGAAAAGAAAATATAAAGTTGTATTTACACACATGAACACCACGCATTGGGAAGTCGAAGCATACGATAAAGATGAGGCGACACGCAAGGGTTTAGAACTATCTGAAAAATTTAAGTGGTCACATTCAGCCATGCAATATCTACACCCAGATGAAACCAAACAACTTATAACTGTGCCAGACATACAACTACTGGCAGTAGAGGAGCAAGTAGAATGAGCGAAGAAGAACGCATTGAAATACCCAGTGAATACTTGGAGATGGATCCCAAGGAGTTAGCTGAGAGCGAGGTAGGTATTCAAAAGGTAATTGAATATCTTCGTGGCACTAGAGAAAACATAAGGGCGGCCGAGAAAGCAGGTAAAAGAATTACTGCTAAAGCTGCAACCACTAAACCAAAACAGTTTGAGGGAGATCCGCTGGCTGTTTTACTAAAGGATACGTGATATGGCAAAGAAATGGAAATCATATTCTGCTCACGAAGCAGGACCAAAGAAAAGAACAAGTATAGGTAATAGTATACGAAGTAAGCCAAAGAATAAACATAAGCGACGTAGTTATAAAAAATATAAAGGGCAAGGAAAACGAAGATGACACAAAAAGAAATACAAGAAGGAATTACAGAGACAGTAGGAACATTCCACCCATTCGTTCCTAATTATGGATACCATCAATGGAAACTAAAAGGTGAAAGGGATAAATATCTAGCTGACTATTTAATGCTAAGACACAATCAAGGTAGGTTTATTTCCAATGATTATTCAACACCGCTGAGTGAGGACTTGCGAGTAGATGCTGAACACCCTGATGTGTCGTCAGCCGTAGAAGAAATAATGTCACATATAAAAACTGTTAATCCTAAATTAAAACTAATGACTAATCAGTTTGGGCAACCAGAGATATGGGGTCAAGTAAATATGAAAGGCGGATCAACTGCCATGCATAAGCATGAAGATTGTTTTGCGTTTGTGTATTATGTTAATGCCCCCGTTGATGGAGGTATGCTTAAGTTTTACATTAACTATGATACAATGTCTCATGTTTGTACCACAGAGCCTGCATCTAAATGTTTATTGTTTTTCCCTGGTTGGGTTCCGCATTTTACTATGCGAAATCAATCTGACTCACCAAGGATAGTTCTTTCTGGTAACGTAATATTTGGAGATTAAAATGACTCAACAATCAAAGCAACTGTTCTGGAAATTTTCTAATGCTTTCACTAAAGAGTTGAGAGATCTTATAATTAAAGATTTAGACAATGATAATCTTAGATCAGCAGAAACTTATCAAAGAGATTTGCAACAGGACGTACATAAACATGGTGTAGAAAAGAACATACGAGATGCGAGCACTACAACTTTAGATAACAAAGATATAAATGATCATATATCTAACATGATGACTATTGCAAATAAACGAGCAGGTTGGGATTTTGATATTGCTGTGAATGAGAAGATGCAATTTATAAAATATAAACCAGGAGGACATTTCCGTCCTCATACTGATACAAGTTTTCAGGGACCAAGTGCAACATTTCAATGGAAAGATGATCCACCCAATGAAGGATTTAAGGTTATGCAAATAGCAGATGCATATTTGTTAGGCAATGTAAGAAAGATTAGTTCTACACTTCTGTTAAATGATAATTTTTCTGGAGGTGGCATGTCTCTTTATTACATAGCCGTGCAGGATAAAGAAAGTTCAAACTGGACTTTGGGCATTGAAGAAGTTCCTTTAGATTTAAAAGCTGGTGATTTAATTTTCTTTCCGTCTGGAGTATGGCATGGTATAAAGCCTGTAACAAATGGGACACGATATTCTTTAGTAACTTGGTTCGGAGGGCCACCACTAAAATGATGGACGATGGTATTGGGTATATAGAAGCACCTAAGTTTCCAAAGTATATATGGTTGGAAGGAGGCAATGCTAAACAAATGGTATGGGACACGTCTAGCCTTTCAGCATTTAGTTCGTGCCCCCGTTACTATAACTATCAAAATATTTTAGGTTATAAATCTAAAGTATACAGTACCGCAACTGGTTTTGGATCAGCTGTTCATGATGGCTATGAACAACTAGACTATGGTCGCTTTATGGGTAGGTCTAAAGATCAATGTGTGGCTGATGCGATTAAGTTAGTTCTTGTTGAACACGGCGAAGACTTGAGCAAGTCTGATGATAAGGCAAGAAATTTAGAAGCGGCCTTACGTGCTATTGTCTGGAGGGCTGAGGAATATTGGGAAGATACAATAAAGATTGCCACTATGCCTGATGGAACCCCTGCTTTAGAGCAAAGATTTGAAGTACCTATAAATGAAGATGGTGTTAGATTTTCAGGACGTATCGATAAGGTAGCAGAGTTAAATGACGAATTGTATTTAGTTGACACTAAGACTACTAAAGCAAGTTTAACTGATTATTATTTCAATCAGTTTGCACCTAACAATCAAATATATGCGTACCTTTGGGCGGCTAGACATATATTAAAATTGCCTATTGCAGGCTTTATTATTGACGCAGTACAAACTGGTGTAAATTTTTGCAGATTTAATCGTGCAGTATTCAAAGTACCGTCTGCTATTATTGACGAATGGTATGGTGATGCAATACATAAATTATCTATGGCAAAAATATATGCTGATAAAAATTATTATCCTGCGGACTTTACTGCTTGTGGAAACTATGGGGGGTGTAAGTATAGAGAGATTTGTAATGAGACACCAGAGCACAGAGGAAGAGTTATTGAAGAGTTGTTTGATAGAGAAATTCATGAGGACTTACGCAAAGATAATGTTGTTGAGTTACCTCAAGAAATGGAAATAGAGTTTATACCTGAATAAAGTTATTGACTTTTATTTTTATTACTATATAATACGGATTAAAAGATGAGTATTAATATTATAGACGATTTTATATCTGGTGTGGATCAGACTAGATTGGAACAAGCCATCTTAACAGATGAGTCTATTCCTTGGAACTACAGGGCTAGTCCTAATCACAATCTAGATTCAACTAACAATGGGGATTTTGTTCATAGGGTTTTTACTTTTGATATTTCTAATTCGTTTTATCATATCAATCCTTATATGTTAGATGTTATGAGTCCTTTGATGGTTCGCCTTGGATCGGATTACTTAAGACAAATCAAGATTAATATATATCCAAGATCAGATACTTTAATGGAACATGCTCAGCATGTAGATAAACTTGATTTTCAGAATAATAATACGTTGCCGTGGCAAGGAGAACAGGAGTACAGCTTGATATATTATGTAAATAACAATGATGGATACACTAAATTTTATCCTGATAATGAAGACCCAGTTGCTGTAGAAAGTAAGAGGGGCAGAATAGTTTATACAGATGTTCCAACTGTACACAATAGCACTACTTGCACTAATGCAAATGTAAGATGTACAATTAATTTTAACTTTAGATAGGAGAGAGAATGGCAAACATATCAAAACATATATCAGCAGACGTAACCAAATTATTATTGGTAGGCGACAGTGGTTCTGGAAAGACAGCAGCACTAGCTGCACTAGCTAATGCAGGTAAAAATTTACGTATATTAGATTATGATGATGGTCTAGATATACTGCCAGACCTGCTTACACCAGAGGGGGTTAAACGAGTTTCATATGTAACCTTAAAAGATTCTATAGGAAAAGCTGATGCCTTTAGAAAAGGGGTTAACTTAATTTCGAATTGGAAAGATGGAGATGAAGATTTTGGATCAGTAAAAACTTGGACTAAAGATGACGTGCTAGTTATTGATAGTCTTACACTGATGGGAGAGGCGGCACTCAGAGGGGCACTTGTATTTAATAACAAGAAACCCACTGAGCAACCAACTCAACCAGAGTGGGGAACTGCCGCACGAGATGTGCAGTATATTATCCAGTATATAACTGGTTCAGAAGTTCCGTGTAATGTTGTGGTTACAACCCACATGCAATATATGGAAGGCGATTTGGGTATTAGCAAATCATACCCAACTAGTGTTGGCTCAAAGCTATCTACAAAATTGGGTCGATACTTTAACTGTGTTTGTAGAGTGGACACTAAGAGTTCTAGCAAAGGCACAGAGAGAACACTGCGGACTGTATCGGATCACAAGATGGATCTAAAAGTACCGACTCTAAATGCTATAGAGCCGAATGCTGAGTTGGATTTAGTTAAGTTATTCGATGCAATCCAAAGTAACTCAAAGAAGAAGTTGTCAATTAAATAGGGAGGTATATACCATGACACAAGACGTAAGTGACTTCTTAAGTATGTCACCAACAGAGATACCACAATCTGTGGTTTTACCAGAAGGTAGTTATGATTTTACGATCACAAGCTATCGTTCTGATCGAGTGGGAGAGAATCAAACACCACTTGTAAAGGTGAATGTGAAGGCAACAGGTGTGATTCAGTCAGACTTAGATGAATCAGATCTGTCCAACGCAGAGCCAAC